TTGAATTAAATGGTGAATTTAAAGCTAAACATCATATTGGTAGTAGTTGTGGTTTTTATGCTACTGAAAATTTTGACGGAGATTGGGTTCTGAAATGGAATAAACCTAATTCAAGAGCTTATTACAGTAATTTCGGAGCGGGAATCAATCAAATCCATGTCCAAAGTAAAGACGGCTTGAATGGTGTCTACTTCCGTGGAGCGCAACAATCTGCGGGAATATATAATTTAATTGTCCGTGGTTTTGGGGAGAACTCTATTGGAGTCAGGTTAGGGGGAGACACATATGCAGTTAGGGATGTTTTCAGTGACGCTACTTTGGGTGGTGACGACTCGTTTGCGAGAGAAGGATCTACCGCCTTTGAGCTTGGCGAAAGAAGGGTTTTATCTATTCGTTTAGAAAACATAACCGCTCATAACTGCGAGTATGGTGTTGTTTGGGGTGACGCGCACCAAGTAACAATTGAAAACTACGAGTCAGAATTAACTGCAATTCCTCTAGTATGCACTTATAATCCTCGCGGAATTAATATTCGTAATATATGCCCCCGTCACACAGAAAACCTTCTTAACTTAGATAAAGTGCGTTGGTGGCATAACTGTCTAATCAAGATAGATGGGCAAATGTCAGATAATAAGGGGGGGTTAATAAAACTACCCACAGGAGAGACTTTCAAAGCCTCAAGCACATTTGATCTAGTGATTGAATCAGACAAAGCTGGGGTAAATATCACTAATATGCGCGAAATGCGGGATTTTTACCGCGACTCTTTAAAGTAAATGTGTAAAATTGAGTTGACAACCAGTCAAAAATTTGGATAATAGATAAATATGAAGACATTACTGTTTAGTCTTGTAACAATGTTGGGCGTTGCCATTGGTAGCGCGGGTGTTAACGCTGAAGATCTCGCAGAAAACATTTCTGTGGACGCTAGCGTTTCTTACAGCAATCTTTCCACTAGTGGAGGTTTAGCTGTCAGGGAGGATTCTCTGGGTTACTCTGTGCTTCTCGGCACTTCGTTTGAAGGTGGGGTTGCTTCGGTCGGCGTTGATATTTACGATGCTGACGGAGGCACTGACACTGATCTTTCGATTTCTTGGGCGCGTCCAGTAACCATTCTGGGCCAATCAATTGACGCAGAGATTTATCTCCAGCAAATTGAATCCTCTTATGGTGGCTGGGAGGAAGCTGGTCTAGGTCTTACCTATTCTCATGAATGGGCAGATTTGACTGCTAGTTTCTGGCATGAGCTTGGAACTGATGCTTCCTATGGAGTTGAAATTACTGTTTCGCGGGATTTTGCTACTCCAGTAGATAATCTCACTGTTAGTCCATTTGTTTCCGCAAATATCGCTAACGATTACAACGCAGTAGAGGTTGGAGTTTCTGCCGATTATGATTTCGGTAACAACCTTTCTGTAGGTGCAAAAGTTTCTTATAACCACAATGATGTAGATGGATCTGCCTACTCTCTCGACAACGATTGGGTCGTAGGTGCAGGGTTTAACTACAAATTCTGATTGTAACCCCCCAACAAATAATAAGAAAAGCCTCCCTTTTTGGGGAGGCTTTTTTTGTATTCAGTGTAAATAAAGAAACATGGAACCCGAAAAGTCTATTTTAAAGGAGTTTCTTAACGGAGGATGGTTAGTCCCGCTGGTGGGTGCTGCTGCGATGTTGGCTAGGCTTTTGTCGGGCGACAATGAACTATCGTGTAAACAGCAGTTAAAACGAATATTAACAGCAGCTATTGCTGCTGGTGTAGCTTGGTTTATTTTAGAACAAACTGATGTATCTTCCCTTACGAAAGCTATTACTTATGGTATTATTGGTGTGGTTAGCCCAGAGGTGATTAGTGGTATCGTTAAATTAGGGGAAAGGTTTGCTAAAAACCCAGAAAAATTTATTAAAAAATGAGACCCAAGTTCATAGTTTATTGCCTAGCGGCAATTTGTTTAACGTTTGGCTGGAGAGGAACAACTCTTACAGAAGATATAAATAATACCCTAGCAGAAAATGCTCGCCAATCAGAATCCTCTATCATGGAGATTGGAATGTGCTTTGATTGGTATGGTGTAATTATTGTAGATTCTGTGATAAAAACTTCCCACGGTATTATATCTCCTAGTGAAATGGTTGAGGTTCTAGAGGAGGAAAGCGCAAATAAAGATGAATATCTAGAGGGATACAAGAAAGATATTACTCCCGATGAGACTGAGTATGCAGATTTTGTTTTTGAGCAAGAGAAGAAAATAAGCTCTTATGTTAGTCAGTTGATCGAGTGGGGAAATAAAGAAGACGTTAATAGTATTAAAGCTTCCATTCCTCACATGTATACAATGACCGATCCAACTATCGAGGCTATCAATAATATTATGGATACTAAGATGTATTATAATGAAAGAAAGTCTGAGGACTTATATTGCAGAATAGATGAATACAGAAATTTTATGATTTTAACGGTTGTTCTTTCGATTGTAATGTCAGTGTGTGCATCATTTAGTAGGAGGTGTAGATGAATTTTAAAGGAAAAAAAGAAGTAGTTAAAGCTGTCCAAAAGCTTTTAGGTGTTTCTGCTGATGGAGCAGACGGCCCTGTGACATGGAATGCTATCTTAGCTGAACTATCTACCAAGGAACCTGTTGTTTCTGGTAGCACCATACCAGAAAAAATGGTCTCTCTCGCTAGGAGAGAAATAGGAGTCTCTGAGGTTGATGGTAGTAACTGTGGGCCAAGGGTTGATGAATACAAAGCTGCCACATGGTTAGATCCTGACAAGGGTTGGCCTTGGTGTGCTGCGTTTATATGCTGGCTAGTTAGGGAATCAATAGAGGGAGAGACTGTTGCATTTAACCGTCCACAGACTGCTGGAGCTTGGGACTTTGAAAACTGGGCTAAAAAACAAGCTACTAATGGTGTAGAGTTGAGGAAGCCTACAAACGAAGACATTAAAGCTGGTGACATAGTTGTTTTTAGTTTTTCTCATATTGGTTTAGCTGTAGCCGATGTAGATTCAAGCGGTTACGTTAAAACTATCGAGGGTAATACCAACGGGGCTGGCAGCAGGGAGGGCGGTTCTGTCTTAGAAAAAAACCGCCACGTTTCAAAAATTCGTAGTAGAATAAGAATTCTGTAGATTAAGCTATTGTTTCCTATATAATAGGTCAATGGACAAGCTTAAGATCAAGATAAGAAGAGAGGATATCTTCAATTATGTTGTGGGTCATTCTGTTTTTGACCCTATTGAAAAGTGTATTGATCCTACTAGATATGAAGTCTTTGATGCTTTTATCCATGATAATCAAACCAAGGAAAAAAGAATGCAGAGTAGTGAATATCAAAAGTTCTGCTGGGAAGTTAGCAAACTAAAAAGTTTTAGCGAGGAAATGGATAGAACTGAAATTGAAAGGTTGTGTGACGAACTAGAAGATATTGCCCCCACTTACGTTTTACTTTAAAATATGGCTAAAAAATCCACATCATCATACTCTCTCAAAAAAAGAGTTCGAAATAAAGGTGTTCACTCTAAGAGTAAGCATACTAATAATAAATCTAGCAAGCTTTATAAGAAAAAATATAGAGGTCAAGGTAGAATGAAATGAATCTTGTAAATGACATACCTATCACATCAGATGATTATGAACATGTAAATTGTATTATTGAGATTCCTAAAGGGACTAATACAAAATATGAGTATGATGAGAATTTAAATATATTTAAATTAGATAGGTGTCTAGTTTCATCTCTCCAATATCCTATTAATTACGGTTTTATTCCACAGACTATTGCACTTGATGATGATCCTTTAGATGTATTGGTATTTAACCATGACCCTATTGATAGAGGAGTCCTAGTTTCCTGTAGGGCGCTAGGTGTTCTTGGGTTTGTAGATGGCGGCAAGATTGATAATAAGCTCATAGCAGTTCCAGACTGGTCACCAAAAGAAAAATATAAAACATTAGCTGATATTGAGCCAGAACATCTCAAAATTTTTAGGGAATTCTTTAAGATATACAAAATTGACAGAAACTCTGAAACAGAAGTCGGCAAGTGGGTAGGTAAACAAAAGGCTGATTCAGCCTTAAAAGATTCTCACGAAAGGTGGTTAAATTTTACCCAAGAAAGACTCCATAATGAATGGTCAGAGCGTCAAATGTGGCAAAGAATTAAAGATAAAAGTTACATAGTTCAACCTGATTAGGTGTAAATAGAAGTATGGACACTATTCTTCAACTAGTTCAAGATAACCCTTGGTTTGGCGTAGTAGCAGCCGCAATTGCTTTTGCATCTGCCGTTGCTGCTGCCACCCCAACCCCTAAAGAGGGGTCTTTGTGGTCTAAAGTCTACAAAATTATTGACTGGGCTGCGTTAAACATTGGGAAAGCCAAGCAGAAATCTACGGACTAATCTACGGATTATTCCCTAGACATTCCCCCATCCTGCGCGGGGTGGGGGTTTTGGCGTATATTAGTGTTGCCTTAATCAATTATTCTTATATACTGTAATTAATGATATCAGATAAGGCGAAGGGTTTATCGGGTTCTACACATGTAGCCCATACTCAAAAATTAATGGATGAATCTACGGAGAGATATCATCATTCGTGCCTTTGTGCGGGTTTAACTATTAAAAAGACGGGGAAAAACCAAGACATAGGTCATGTAGACTTTGTAGTAAACGGTGAAACTGTTGATTTAAAAGGATTAAAAAACTCAACCCGTGAAGGTAAAATCCTACTGGAGTTTTTAAATGTTAATGGAAAGACGGGATGGTGCAATGAAAACGGAACCCCTTTGTGGATAGCTTTTGATTTAGGGGCTTTTTTTCTTCACGCTAAAAATGTAGACCTATTTAATCTAGCTAAAGAAAAATGTGACCTAAGAGACACTGTAAATAGAGTGGATGAATGCCTCTATAAAGGGTATCGGCGCAAAGGAAGAAAAGATATGATGTCAATGGTTTTACTAAAAGATGTTCTTCAATCTTGTGAGCATTGGTTTCTGCCTTACTCTAAGTATAATATCCCCTTAGAGGAAGTTTAGGGGTAATCACGAAACCCCCCTGTTCCTAAATAACGAAATCCGTCATCATACGGTTCTATGAATAGCCCTGTCGTCACAGGTGAAGCTCCCGTCCAAGCTTTATAGCGCAAGTTTACTTGGTTGTTATATTCCCTTATTAAGTGTGAAGCTTCCAATTCTTTTGTTGTTGTTCCACTTACAAGATAATATCCTGTTACGCGATGTCGAAATCCACTCCAATCTCCTGATTCCACCCCTGTGCTTGAATGTATTTCTTGAAGAAGTGTATAAACGCTAGGCATTACTCTCTAAGTTACACTTTTTTCTGGATTCTTGAAAAATTCTCTTGACTCTGTATATTCAATCACTATAATAGTGACGTATTCAAATAGATATTAATTGTAGCAGCCTGGATAACGCTAATTATTTTCTCTATCGCTTAGACGGGTGCGCTATTGACACAGAAGAACTCATCAAAAAAAATGAAACCAGAACTATATAGAATGCTGAAATCTCTGGCTGAAGCAGACAAAAGCAAAGCCTTACTCAGTCTAGAGATCATGTCTGAGAATGCAGCTGGAATTGGGGATCACTCTACCAGTGACTTCTGGGACAATGCAAATGAGGCTCTTCAATTGCTGGCTTGTGCTGACGATAGACTTGATGCCTTGGCGAAATACTTCCCCGAGGAGGAGGTATCCAACCCATCCACATTATTCTAGAATGTCTAGATTGGAGAGTGCTATTTATTTATTAATAATGGCCCTATGTTTAGTAGCTTTGATTAGTTTTGTTTTTTCATGAAGGTTATTTATTTTATATTATCTTTACTTGCTGGTTTGACAGTGGGGCTTGTTATTGCTTTATTTATTGCGATAGTGGCTTTTATTAATAACTTGATAGCTTTTCCCTTTTTGATTTACCGTAATTGTCTAGAGGTTGAGAGGCGTAAACTTTATTCGGTAGAAAATGATGACATATGGGAACGTCACATTAAAAGAATGAAACAAAAGGATCACAACTAATACCTTATGAAAATTAGTAAAAGAAAGATAGAGATAATGAAAAGCATTGTTATTGGTGTTTTGCTTGGGGTAATGATTACTTTAGTTTGCACCTGTTTGCGTCTTATGATCGAGAGGGATTCTGCTTTAGATCAAATTAAACCAAGGGAAGAAATAAAGTTTCCGCCCCGTATCCCGAGAGAATACGAGAGAGCTAGGGAGGTCATTCCAATGCCCGTTGTCCCTGATGCTGAGTTGACTCCAACCGAATATTTAAAAATGGCGAGCATGTATCCAGAACTTTTTACCAATGAAGAAATTGTTAACCTGTTAATCCAATGAAAAAGACATTATTGTTTATATTATTCTGTGGCAGCGTTGTTGCTGCTGCGGCCATCTTAAAGCCAGAAAAGAAACCTGTGCTTGAAAAACTCACCGTCTCCTATGAGAATAAAAAGGAAAAAGAAATACCAGTGACGGTGACTCTAACTAAATACCAACTCGAAAAAATGTTGGACATGGTTGATGAAGAGTATGGATATGGAGGCCCCGCCTCTCCGCAGGATAGTTTTACCTTTACCTCAATAGCGAAAGCTAACCAATACTCAACAGAGTATAGCATTTCATCGACTCATTTAGCTAAGAAACCACTAAAATAATGGAGAAATACAACACACTAGTAGGCAAAGTCATTGACTGGGCAGATGATCGAGGCATTTTTGATAATGGCGATGTTTTAGCTCAGTTAGACAAGACACAAGAAGAGCTTGAAGAAACGATTCTTGCAGTAAAAGAATATTACTGCTGCGCTCTTGATAAAAAGTCAATTAAAAAAGCAGAGGAAGAGGTTGCCGATGGAATCGGTGATATGTTGGTAACGATTATTATCGCAGCTAGGATGATAGACTTGGACACTACTGATTGTTTGCAACAAGCTTACGATGAGATCAAAAACAGAACTGGCAAAATGGTTGGGGGTAAATTTGTAAAAGACAAATAATGAAAGAAGAAGAAAAAACTATTTGCTGGCTGGGGACAATTCCCGAGTGTGACAAGGATAAGGTCCGCTATCCCACCAAGGAGGAGATGGATAAGATGATGGAGTCTTTAGAATCAATACCTCTTGAAGATGGTGAAGACGAATGAAAAGTAGGCCACTACCACCGCTAAAAGAACTAAGAGAACATCTGGATTATAACCCAGATACAGGAATACTCATTTGGAAGAAAAAACCAGATCGGCGTGTTAAAATAGGTGAAGCGGCAGGAAGAGATAACGGTGGGGGTTATCTACAAACGAGATACAGGAAAGGTTTCTATCTATGCAGTAGGCTTGCTTATTATATATATCATGGTGTAGATCCCTTACAAAAGCAAGTGGACCATATAAATGGCAATAGATTAGATAATAGAATTAAAAATCTTAGATTAGCTACTGGTCGGCAAAACTGCTGCAATAAAGCTTTAAGTAAAAGAAATACTAGTGGCGTTACAGGGGTTCGTTGGGCCAAAAGAGAAAAAACCTGGGTAGCATATATTACCTCTAATGGTAAAATGAATCATTTAGGATACTTTATCAATAAAGAAGACGCTATACAAACTCGCAGAGAAGCAGAGGTAAAATATTTCGGTGATTTTAGGAGGCAAGACGAGCAATGAATACTAAAGAACTACTCCAACTCCACGATGATACCTGTAAGGCTTGCAGGGCAATCATGAAAAAGATC